TTTGTCGGATTGCCAGATGTTATTTTACCACCATGGGGTGAAACTAATGATAAATATGGTGCAGCTGATATGATAGGTGGCACTATGGGTATTGAAAATCCAATTTGTAGTAGGGCATGCTGTGCACCACAATGGCCAACACCATTTGATGTACCTGTTGATGCAATAACACAGAGTATTAAGGAACCATTGATTGGAACAAGTTATGCTTGTAACAATTCATGGCAAAATAGTGGTTGCATGTGTTTGACTCAAAAACAGAGTGATCATCTATTAAGTAGAGGCGGAAATGCAGGATTGATTTAATCATGCGCAATTTTTGATTACATAAATCTCTAATAATATATCATATTAATGACACATTATTATGAAAAAAACATAGTGGATATAAAAAAGGAATATACTGATTTTTTAGTTACTATCATTACCCCATTTCTTTATGAAGGATTTCAATCAATGTACCAAAAAGCAAAGTTACGAGAAGACGAATATATTGAAGCTGCAAAGAGTGATCCAAATGTTGTCAATCCAGGAACATTAACATTATTCCAATTTTTTTTAAAGGGAATGCCTAAATTAAATGCACACATGATAGAATCAGAAACAAACAGAATTAGGGATTTAAGCCAATGCTCTGATATTTTTGATGATTTAATTAAGGCAACAATTAAGAGCAATATAGTATTGCTCACATACAATGCTTCTGGCAAAACATGTAGATTGGTCAATGAAAAATTTCATCAAACAGTTGATGCCAAGACATTTGTTCATAAATGTTATGTGGAATGTGCTAGAATTTTTTATGATCATGCAGAATTATTTTGGCATGACTTTGCATCACATGAAATAAAACATAATCAAAGAGTTATTTATCAATTAATTAGATGTGGTATAATTAAGGCAATTCGTTTAATGCTTCCCATGAAAATGATACTTACAGAATATCTCAATAATGATTACATTGTTGATGAAAATGAAGATGAACATCATGATGCAAAATATGCAAATATTAAAGAACTAATTAGAAGGGATTTAGGGAATGAACAAGATGCTGGTGGTATTAAAAAAATGGTGGATACAACTGATTCTGATGTATCATCCATTCATAACAGATTAAATGCATTGGAACAGAATGATATTGACTTGAATGATTTCATATATGGCAGAAAAGCAGATGAAACAATCAATGAACTTGAACATGTTAAACAAGATGTTGAAAATATTAAAGAAGATGCAGAGAATGTTAAGCAAGAAGAAGTACATGTTGTTTCACAAGTAAAAGAAGCAGAAGTACTTGCAGGAGGAACAAATGAAATAAAAGAACCAGATCCAAAAGAAAAAGAACCAGTAAATGAATTTATAGAAGGACCAGTAAAAAAGACCAGTCCAAAGGGACAACAAATTAAACATGGATTGTTGTATGATGCAATACGACAAGCAAAAGAATTAGATGAAAAAAAAGCAGAAAATGAAGAGTATAACATTAGTATTGATAGGTCAAAAATTAAGAATGAAAAAGATTATTTTGAATCATTCATGAAACATACCAAATAAGTTTATAGATAAAATATAATTTCTTCATGTATGATATACTTTCAATGGATATCATTAAGAACCCTGTTATTATAGGCCTAGTTGCCGGAGTTATTACTTATATGTATATGGGATGGAGTCTCGAAGAAAAAAACAAAAAGAATAAAAAGCACAAGAGACCTCAAGAAGAAGTAAATTTAATGATACCTCTTGTTGTTGGTGTTATAATGTGGTTTTTAGCATATGGGTATTTTGAATTTGGTGGAGCACCTACAATAAATGTTCCTACTGTAAGTCAACAAATAAAGCATCCGGTACCATTAGCACCAGATGCTGGATTTAGATTTACAAAGGATGTAATACCTAGTTCAAGCAGTGACACAAAAGAATTTAGTTTATTAACGGGTGGTGTGACTGTTCCTGCAGTTTTGCCTGATGTTATGATTGATATGTTTTAAAAATTGAATTTATATTTAGTTTATATTTTTAATATGTAGATAATGCTTATTAAAAATATGTCTCATCGATTGACACCTGAAGCCCAACAAATTGTTCATGACATTTCCACAGTTTCTGATAGGCTTAGTGTATGTGGCACCTTAGAAACGACATATGAGAATGTCAAGTCTGAATTACCCAGAATTTCAGGTTTGGCACATCCCAAAAATGTTCTGATGGTATATTGCGAAGTTGACAATGACGAACCCCGTGTACAGATATTTTACATGTATAACAAAATATATGAATTTGCCAGCTGTATTATTGGTGCAAAAATGATTGCAACTCGAACATAATTTATTTATCATTATTATAGTAAAACATGAGCGGTCATAAAACAAGTGCAGATCCAGACGGTAAAACATCTGAATCAAAAAGAACAAGACTTCTTAGTGAGACAAGTCTGGCTGAAATTGTTGCACAATCACAACCACTTGTACGACCAGAAAGAATGAAACGTCCCCTTGGATTGAGTCTTGATGTAGAGGCGAGCGATTTGCGTATAGAACCGGCCCCAATATTGATCAATGGTGCGGAATCTAGTAGTGCTGGTCCCGCTACCACCACAATTCCATGTGCTATTCCAGAACAAGCATTGAGGTTTGCAGGAGCACCAATATGTGATACATATGCAAACAAGTTATACAATGTAATGTGTAAAAATGATTACGATGTATGTCAATATGATGGGTTCAGTGGAGAAATTGAAATAGGTAAAGGAGCATTTGGATCGGTATATACAATTCCGGGAGATGATAAAATAGTTTATAAAATAAGTAATATATTAGTAAATTCTTTGGTTGCATCTTCAAGCACAGTAGATAATTGTTTGGGATCATACGAATTGGTAACTAATTATGAAAACATTGATGGGATTTTTAATATTGTTAATAAATTGCGTAACATGATGCCAAACAATATTAATAAAATTATATCACATAAAAAATGTAAAACCCGCAAAATAAAATTTGATAAATGGTCAAGTTCTGCAGGACATAAATTTCCGGGATATGTTTTGGAATATGCGATGGATAAACATAATGGTACAACGATGGAAAATGCAATTAGATTAATGGAAGAAAATGATGTTTTAAAAACATTTTTACAATTAATGTATGTTGTAAATGTGTGTAACACAAATTGTTTTTATCATAATGATTTGAAATTTATGAATATGATGGTATCTGCTAATATTGTAAAAACTGAAGATGCACCAGATAGCTTAACAGGTACAAAAGATGATTTAAATTTAAATGCTCTCACAGTAATGTACAACGGAATTAGTTTACAAATTTTATTGGAATTAAAAAGAACATACATAGTCCAATTGATTGATTTTGAAACATCAATTGTTGATGAAACGCCAGAGTTTAAATTTCCATATGAAATATTTAGAATACACCAATTATATGAGGACATCGGATCTAGTGAATTAAAAGCATTCAATCAGATGATAGCCACATATATAAAAGAAAACTTTGCAAAATGGATATTAAAAGATCTGGTTTCAAACAATAAAAAGTATCCCACAAATTTTGTGATTACTCCTGATAAATTAATAATTTTAAATGTTATATTATTTAAATCAATAATGGAATTGTGTGCAGCTAATTCAGATGTTACTATTAAAATTCTTATTAATGGTATTGATAAAAGTGCAGATAATAAAGATCAAATATTAGAATGTTTTGGGTTGTCGACAACAGAAGAATTGTGGTATGACCAGCCAGTTTTATCGGCTGGTGGACGACACGTTATTTCCCTGAAAAATGCAAAACACTTATCAATATAAAAAATGTAATGCAAATGTATATCATGACAGACTTTAAAATAGAAGAAATGAGTAAAACATCTATTTCATTGATATTGGGACAACGAGAGTCAGGAAAAACAAGTTTATTGTGTCACTTAATTAATAAAAACACACACTTTGACACAACAAAAGCAATTTATATTATGACATCAAAACCGGATGACATAACATATACAGATATTGCACCTAATAAGCACAAATTTATATTCAAACCCAAAGATGTTGACATATTAGAAGAAATTATTATGTTACAAAAAATAAAATATATTGAAAATATTACAGATCACATCATTATTATTATAGATGATTGTATTACTTTTGCATCTGACATTACAAAAAAACATTGTATACAGGATCTTTTTTTTAATAATGATGTATATGGTGTCACACTGTATTTAACAATGCAATATCCATTTAATTTAAGGCCAGATCTAAGAAGTCAAATTGATTATTTATTTATTCTTCAGAATGGACCATCTGTCATATCAAAAATTCAAGAACAATATGTCAGCTATTTACCATTTGAATCATTCAATAATATTTACAAAAATATAGATACAAAAAATAAAGTAATGGTATCATTTAAAAACAATGCAACATGGTTTTATCTTAATGATGCAATATTGATTCAAGAAGATACAAATAATTTATTAAAATATATTGAATCTGATGGAGAAACAAATATAATATTTGATGATATCATTCATTATTATAAAGATGATAATAACCATATAATCATTTAATTTTCATTTATAACAATTCTCATTATGTGATCCTAATATATACATAATGAGCAAAGATGTTAGTATTGGTCATGGTGGAAAAATGGATAAATTGCCCATCAAGATGTTTAATTTTAAAATGTTTGTTGTCAGTCCAGCAATTGTTATGATTGCCAAAAGGGGATCTGGAAAAAGTTGGGTCGTGAGAGCAATTTTAGAATATTTTAAGGATATCCCAGTTGGATGCATTATTTCACCAACCGATCAGGATAATTGTTTTTATGGTAAATTTTTCCCAGAGACATATATTCACTATGCATACAAATCAGAAATAATAGAGAAGGTCTTAACCAGACAGCGATTAATTAAACAAAAATTAGCCGAAAAAATGGCCAATGGTAAATGGATTGACACACGGGCATGGATTGCAATGGACGACTGTTTGGCATCCAAAGGTTCATGGATTAGAGATGCACCATTACAAGATATATTTTTTAATGGTAGGCATCGAGACATTATGTATATTTTAACTATGCAGTTTCCACTGGGAATAACTCCTGAACTGAGAGGTAATTTTGATTACATATTTATATTGGCCGAAGATTTCATATCAAATCTAAAAAGAATTCATGATCATTATGCCGGTATGTTTCCCACATTTGAATCATTCAGACAAGTATTTTCACAATTGACAGATGATTTTGGTGCAATGGTGATTGTAAACAGAGGAGCACGATCTAGTTTCTTTGAAAAGATATTTTGGTATAAGGCACCTGATTTATCAAAATTACAAACAGAATTTGGAGACAAACAATTCAGATCATTTCACGAAAATAACTATGATCCAAAATGGAATGAAAACAGTGGTCCAATGAATGTTGATGAATTCATTATGAGGAAAAAGAAAAATAAGTCCAGAGTCGTTGTTGATAAAGTCAATGAATCAGAGTCAGTCAATGTGAATAAGAAAGGAAGAAAATAATTTAATATTGACTAATAAAATATTTATTGACTGCTTCTGCTTTTCTTGCATCATATGAATTAATACTTTTGACCCACGGCGAATCCTGAGTGAACATTGTATTAAAAATATCTGAAACATACACAGGCTCATCTTGTTCCTCTTCAAAGGTTCTTGGTAAGTATCGATAGATTATTTTTTCAGGTGGACATTTTTGAGCACTTTGTGTAAGGCTAACAGTTATTAACAATATTCCAATAAATAATATTATGATGACTAGATGTTTGGTCATTATAATTTAGATAAACAAATAAATTTTACTTCTGTTTTTGTTCAACAGCTTTTCTATACAATTCCTTCATTTTATTGATATTATCTGCAATTTTTTTTGCATTATCATCCAAATTCTTTATTTCTTGTTCTTTTGTACTTAGTCTGTTTATTTCATCATTCATTTGTTCCAATTTTTCCGGTGTTGAGTAAACTTGTTTGGATTGACCAGCTAATTCAGGATCCTCAACCTTTCCACCCTTTTTCAAAGATGCTGTGTTCTTTTCAGTCTCTCGTTGTTCAAACAATTTACGTAATCGGGCACGTCTTGCATTTGGATCACGAGATGCTGGAACTATTCTGGGTTTTCGTTGTGGTTCTACTGGTTCATTATCAGATTCTTCTTGGGGTTCGACATTACTCTTCAATCCTGATTTAATTGATTCTGACACTCTTTGTTTA